TCAGTCCTGCTCGCTGTCCTGGTCGGAGTCGGTGTCATTGCGGCTGTCCAGGTTGGTGGACTGGGGGCTGGTCTCCGTGCCCTTGGACGTTCCGTGCTTGCCCATCTCCACGACGCCGCCCCGTGCGTCCCGGAACACGGTGGTCTGTGTGGCCGGGTCAAGTTCGGCGGTGGAGTACCCGGGCTGGTGAACGCTGGGGTAGGGGCGCATTCGGCTGATTCCCCAGGGGGCGACGCGCGGGTTTTCCGGTGCAGTGGCCTGCATGGTTTCCCTTCCTGTCGTGAAGCGCGTGGGCGCTTCCGCGTTCTTCCTAGTGGGATTGCTGGCCCGCGTCAGAGCCAAGATCCGGCCACTGATGCGGGGGTGTGTGGGGCCGCGCCTGCCAGGCGAGCCGCAAGGCGGGAATCTGTGCGGTCGCCCGGCGCTGACCACGGGGTGACCGGGCGACCGCGTTGCGCTCCCCTCTTTGCCCCGGACCGTTGGAAGGCAAAAACGGGACTGGGGCGACGGGGGTTTAGGGCCCACCACGGGGAGCGCGCCCGGCGGTGCAGTGCCGGGGACCTATTGGGGAGTTGACGCTGCCACAACTTCTTCCCACCCAGGCCGGGGGACGTCATAGCGGTTCAGCACCCGGTTGACGGAGTGGGAGATTACCCAGGCTCGTGCGGGGGTGATCTCGCCCTCCAAGAGCATGCGGGGTAGATAGTTGCCGACGCGGTAAAGCGCCTCCAGCGTTTCCGAACTTGCCTTGCGGACCACGTCCGGGTCTGTCGTGGGATTGCTCATATCTATCTCCCCGGTCATAGCCGGCCGGTAGCCGCGAGGATCGCGACGAACATCGTCGTTCCCCACACCACCAGGGCGAAGGCTCCGCCGATGAACCAACCATCAGCGCCTTCTTTGGCTTTGCCGTGTCTCATCTTGCTGCCTCCTTATGCGTGTCGTGCTGCTGGGGGCGCATTCGACCGCGGGCCGTTTGAGGTCAGCACAACGTGTTCCCCAGCCGGATTTCCAGCGTCAGTCGGGCATGCATGGCTTCCCGCTGGGTGGCGCGACGGTAGGCGGTGGTGTGCCACGGATTCCCGCCCTCCGGGGGGCGGAGCGTCACCGCTTGGCCGTCCCAACCGATGGTCTCGCCCACTTGTCCGGTTGACGTGTCGGCGACCCATTCGCGGAGACCGGGCGCCCATACTGGCGCGCTGTCCATCCGGGCTACGAACTGGCTGTGCTGCGGTGCGTTGGTGTCGCACTTCGCGCCCTCTTCAGCACGCACCGAGTGGGACGTGCAGGCACGGATGGTCATAGCCCCTCCTGCCTCTCCGTAGTGCTTCCACTACCAGGGAGGTTCAGCGTGACGGCATCCTGGGCATGAATCAACTTCCTAACTATGAAAGCTAAGTTGATGGAGGAGTGATGAATCAGAACGAGTTGAATCCGGACGCGTCGGCGCAGGCTGCCTACGGAGCACGCTTACGCAAGTTACGCAAGGAACGTGGCTGGACCCAAGCGGATCTAGCCGAACGCATGGGCTACTCGTCCGTGCACATCTCAGGCGTTGAAAATGGCAAGAAGTTTCCAACTTCCCGCTTCTCGCGTAGTGCGGACCGCGTCTTCGGCCTTGAGGGCACAGCAGACTCGTTCGAGCGTGAGCACCGCGAGATCAGGCACGGGTCGCTACTGGAGGGGTTCCCGGAGTACGTCGGGTGCGAAGGCCGGGCGGTAGAGATTCGACAGTTTGAGATTGGGATCATCCCCGGTCTGTTGCAGTCACCGGAGTACGCGCAGGTTCTGGCGGAGAGCGCCGTACGACGGGGTGCCATCACACCCGAACAGGCGGATGAACGCATCTCGCTTGTGACCGAGCGACAGGCGGCGCTGGTGCGGCCCCGGCCGCCCATGGTGTTTGTCATCATGGATGAAAGCTGCATCCGCCGACCGGTTGGCGGGGCTGCCGTCATGGACGCCCAGTTGGCACATCTAGTCCAGTTCGCCGAGATGCCGAACACGCAGCTACAGGTGGCTCCGTACGAGATAGGGGAGCGCCGCACGCTCGATCGGCCGGTCAACCTCTTGATGCTGCCGGACCGGTCCCTGATCTTCTACGCCGAGTCTCAAGCTCAAGGACACCTAGACCGAGAAAGTGCCTCCGTGATGCCCGTGCTGACGGCTTACCATCAATTACAGGCCGAATCGCTGTCGCAGGCAGCGTCTGTGGCCATGATCGAGCAGTTGCGAAAGGGCACCCCGTGACGACCGAATCTCCCCGTTGGTTCAAGTCTTCGTACAGCAACAACGGCGGCACCTGCGTGGAGGTTGCCGCTAACCTCGTCGCCTCGCGCGGCGTGGTCCCCGTCCGTGACAGCAAGGACCCGCACGGCCCGGCGCTGGCCTTCCCGGCGGGCGCTTGGTCAGCATTCGTGACCAACGTCAAGGACCAGCACCAGGACGTCTAACCTCATGCCGACCCCGGCCGGTTCGACCGGAACGAGGATGAGAGCCCTGGCCTGCTGCGAGCGGGCCGGGGCTTTTCTTGTCCTCGTACAAGGACAACTGCGCCCCGCTCACGGCTATAAGCCATGAGCGGGGCGCCTTCTTGGGGTGCTGTCAGTGGGCGGCGGTGGCTTGCCAGACGGTCACGAGTAGGCCGACGACGGCGACCAGGGCGGCGATGCTGGGGAGCGGCCAGCGGCGGCGTTCGATGGCGTCGAGGCGCTGTTCATGGTCGGCGAGTTGCCGGTCGGTCTGGTCGGATCGTTGGACGAGTAGGGCGAGGGAGCCGTCGACGCGGGCGAATCCCTTGTCGACGGCGCCGCGGAGGCGTTCGAGTTCGAGGGCGACGTCGCCGGGGTCGCGGTCGGTCACGCGCCACCCCCGCCGTCCTTGCGGGCGAGGGCGCGCAGCTCGACGTTGGCCGGCGGATCGGCGCGCAGCCACGCCGGCATGAGCGCCTGGACGCCCGGCAGGGCCATCACTCGGGCCAGGCCACCGGCGACGGCGAGGCACCGGCGACCCATGGCAGCGTGGCGGGGATGCCGGAGGCGTCGACGATGGCGGGGAGCAGGACGGCGACGGCGACGGTAGTCTGCACGACGGTGCGGATGGTGCGCCGGGTGGCGTCGGTCATGGTGTACCTCGTTCTAGGGATGGGGACAGGGGCCCGTCCGCCGTGTGCGGACGGGCAGGGGCGGGTTAGACCTTGGGGACCTTGAGGGCGTCCCACTGGCGGCGGCCGGGCCAGCCGTCGCAGTACTGCGGGGCGTCGCCGAGGTGCTGCTGCCACAGACGGAACGACTCGCGGTCGGCTCCGGTCCACTGGGGACCGGGCCCGGACCCATAGGCCGAGCAACCAACCTCGACCAGGCGGCGACCCATGGCGGTCACGATCGGCGATCGCGGGTACGACTGGAAGAAGTCGACGCCGGGGAACGGCTCGTACCGCGGAGCAGGGACCGCGCTGGGCATCGTGAGGGACTGGCCCGGCTTGATCACGTACGGCTCCCGGAGTCCGTTCGCCGCGGCGATCTCCTTCCACGGCACGCCGTGCGCCCGCCCGATCGAGCTGAGAGTGTCGCCGGCCGTGACCGTGTACGAGCCGCCGCTGCCGTCGTGGTTGAGGCGGCGGTCGATGCGCTCGCGCATCGTGCCCATGCTGAACCCGCGGGGGTCGATCTTGGTGTTCGTCCACTCCTTGTGGCCGATCACGGACGCGGCCGACCAGCCATAAGCGCGGCACAGGGCGGCGCCGACGCGCTCGATCGCGTCGAGCTGCGCCTCGGGCCACGGGTCCGACCCGTTGCCGAGGTTGACGCACTCGAACCCGTAGAAATGGGTGTTGCCGTCGGTGTTGTTGGCGGTGGTGGCCGGTAGGGCGCGCTCGGCGACCACGGCGTTCAGCACGGCCTGGTCGCCGCGGCCGGCGTGGTTGGCGCGGCCGGAGCTGGTCAGGTAGACGTCGCCGTTCTTGGCGATCACGCCGTGGCAAAGCGGGCCGGGAAGTTCGGCGTATCCGTCGTAGCACAGGCGGACCGACGAGTCGGTGCCGGACGAAACGGTGTGGTGGATCACCACGCCGTTGATCGGGCCGAACGAACCCTTGTGGTTGCGGTTGTGAGAGCGCCAGTTGCCGTACTCGATGACGTTGACGCCCTCGGCGCGCAGCGCGGCGAGCAGGCGGTCGGCGGACAGGGGAGAAGCCAATGTGAAGCCTCCAAACGAAGACCCCGCCCGGAGCGTCCGGGCGGGGTCGGGTAGGTGAATGCGGGGGTGTGGCCGTTGAGGAGGTGGGGTCACACCAACGAGTGACCGCCACCCGTATGGCCCACCGCCGGCAGGGCGCGAGGTGTATTTCTCTGAACTGCCGCAAGCGGATTGGCCGTTGTGGCGTGTGAAGGAGCAGAACGTGAAGAAGCTGAAGAGTGCCGCCGTCGTGGCCGTCGCCACTGGAGGGATCCTTATCGCGGGTGGGGGCGTGGCCATGGCCCACGGCGGTGCGAATGCGAATGGGAAGGCGGAACACAGCCCTGGTGTGGTTTCGGGCAACCTTGTTCAGGCCCCTGTGGACGTGCCGGTGAATGTATGCGGCAACACCCTCAACATCGTCGGGCTCCTCACCCCCGCGTTTGGCAATGAATGTGAGAACCGGTGATCGAGGTCTGATTACCCGAGCTGGAGGGGATCGCGACACCCCGGTTGCCGGTAGCCGGGCGAGGTCGGTTGGGCCGTTCCTGGGTGGCTTGGATGCCGCAGGTAGGTTCCCCAGCCGCGCTATGTGGTCTAGGTGAGGGCCATCACGGCGGGGTCGAGACCGACCTCACCGCTTGCTTGGTCGATGGTCGCTGGCAGTGAGGTGTGGCCGTCGAGACACCAAGCGCGCTGGAACGTGGTGCCGAGGTAGAAGTTCGCCGGCGCGCTGGGACTCTCGTTGGGCACGTGGAGGTAATAGAAGTCCGTGGCACTGCTGGCGGACAGCAGGAACGCGGCCCAGTACCGCCCCCGGGTTAGGGTGACGGTGCCTGAGAGGGGTATGGGGACGGCGCCGACGTGCTTGTTCCGTGCACCGGGCGCGGTGCCGGGGAGCTGTCCGGCCGCGGGCAGGCGGGAGATCTGCCCGGAGGTGGCGATGCGCTCGCCCGACTCGGCATAGATGCCCGCATGGAAACGGGCGGCGGGTACAGCGTCCGAACCAGCCCAGCCCCGGGCGAAGATCACCACCGCGTTCACGTCAGTGGGCTCGGTGATGTTGATACCGCAGAAGTAGATACGCCCCAGAACGGCAGCCTTGAGGGGGGCCGGGTTGCCAACGGTGGCAGGGTCCATGGACCCTGCCTGGAAACCGAGAGCCTGCGGCGTCCACATGTTGGGGGTGCCGCTCGCCGGCGGGAGCTGCGCGGCGGGTACCCGGCCGCTGGCGTCGAGGCTGGCGACCCCGCCGGCGGCTCCGCGGGCGCTGGTGGCCAGCGCGCCGACATCGGCTGCGGCAAGCTGCACGGCCCCGGTCTTGCCGTTGACCGACGCAACCGCCCCGCTGGTGGGCGGGAGTTGGGCGGCAGGGACGCGTCCGGTGTCGTCGAGCTGGGCGACGCCACCCGGGGCGCCAGTCGCGGTCATAGGGACCGCCCCGACGTTGGCCGCGGTGAGCGTAACCTCGGCGGCAGACTGGCCGTTGACCGATTGCACCCGGCCGTCGGCCCCCGCAGCGCCCCGCACGCCGCGCTCCCCTTGGGGGCCCGGCTCACCCTGGGGCCCGGTGGGACCCCGCGTACCTTCCTGTCCGCGAGGGCCGACCAGGGAAGCGAGCCAATCGGGCCGGGTGCCCTCAAACCCTTCCGCTTTGGCCACTTCATACGCGGAAGCACCGCGAACCGCCACGTAGTTGGGCTTGGTCGGGTCGGTGGGGGCCGCGTCTGCGAGGTCGACCTCGGGCGCCTCGGCGGGCATCAGGACTTGATACGAGCGGCCGGCCGGAATGCCCGACAGAGACTCGGTCACGGTGTACGACCAACCGTCGGGAATCATGCCGGGCGCGTCGGTGGCGGGCAGGGTCGCGCTGATCTGCCCCTGCGCGTCGAGCTGCGCGGTGACGGGCCCGCCGAGGATGACGTCGGCGGCCGGGAACGTGAGTTGCGCCGGAGCGCGAAAGGTGACGCTGCCGGATAGAGGGCGGCCGTCGGGGGAGAGGAAACGGGCGGTGACGGTGACGGTGGGGATGCCATCGGGCAGCACAAGCGGTTCCCTACGTTTCTGGCGGTGAGGCGGGTCGTTGAACAGGGCGATGCACACCGAGGTGGCTAAGCCTCGACAATGGGAAGGAAGTTGATATGCGTCAGAAGATCGCTGCCGTGGCGGCGACCACTGTCATTGCTGTGAGCGGCGTGCTTACGGTCGTGGCTGCTGAGAGCGCCTTCGCGGCGGCTCCCAACAACCCGATTCCGTATGCCGACTGCATCAAGGACGTGAAGAAGCAGCACGGGGCGAAGAAGTCGCCTCAGGCGCACTGCCACATGTTGGTGAAGAAGGGGTGGGTGAAGAAGCCCGGCACCTAAGTTGCTTCGGTGCGGTTGGCGGTGTTGGACCCCCACATTCCCTGACACCACGCAACCGCGGTGCCGGTCCCCGCGGTGCGGCGGGCCTGGATGAGCAGGGCGGCAGTGTCGCCACGGGACAGGCCGTGCATGCCGGGGGTGATGCGCTGCGAGGCGTAGACCTCTTTGCCGGTGGCGGTGATGGTGTCGCCGAGCTGCGTGAGGTTGCCGCCGTGGTTGAGCATGAGGCGGGCCTCGGCGGTGGTGCCGGTCGGCGCGTAGATCGACCAGTAGGCGGCGAGCACGGCGTGTTGCGTCCAGATGGTGCCGGCGTGGGTGGTGGTCCAGTCGGCGGCGGTGACGGTGGCGCTGGGCGCGAGGGGGATGGGCACCCACGGTCGGCCGAGGTACCCGTCGGCATACCCGTCATCCATCACGATCGGCGAGGGGTACCCGCCCCGGGCGAACAGCCGAACCATCTGGGAAGCGGAGGTGTCGTTGCCACCGACTTCCAGGGCGGCGCCGGTCCCGTCCTCGCGGGCCATGCTCACGCCGTACCGGCCGGTGGCGAACTGACCGACCCCGAGCACCTGCGCGCCGCCGGGGGCCCGGACGTCGAGTGTGCCGCCCTCACCGATGACCACGGTGCCATGGTTGATCTGGGTCATGGCGGGCCGGGTCTGTGCGCGGCCCGCTAGTTCGCGAACTTGCCGTTCGAGTGCGCGTATCCGGTCGAGCAGATCGAGGGGTACGACAGCCATGAAGTGACCTCCTGCCGTTTGCCGTGCGAGTCACCAGATGACGGAGGATCAGAGCGCCTGCCCGTACGTAACCTTGTTCCGTAGTTGGTGGCTTGGGAGCAAGGGAGCGAGAAACGGTGTTTTTGGACGTGGGAGCCTTGGCGTTCGGAGTTATCTCCATAGCCGGGTTCTTGCTGTACTTCGTGCCCACCTTCATTGCGTTCCGACAAGGCAGCGACAATCGCTGGTGGGTGCTGCTGGTAAATGTGCTGTTGGGGGCGACGTTGCTGGGCTGGGTGGTGGCGCTGCACCTGGCGACGCGGGAGCAACATCCACGACAGCGGAGTGCGTGACCTCATGGCTCCAAGTGCAGCTTTGCGGTTTCGGGCCGTCCGCGCTCGGGTGGAGTGATGGCCATGCCGACGACGCGGTATCGCTCGTCGAGGCCGTCGGGCCACCACAGATCGCGTATGCGCAGGCGGATGGTGGTGCCGAGCATGGCGGGGGAGAGGGGCGCGCGGCCCATGTGCACGGTGATCTCGGGAATGGTGAGCGGGGAGCGGGCGGCGTTCCAGTCGGCCCGTGCGTGGGCGTCCAGGGTGGGTTTCTCGATCACGGTTGTGTAATCCGAGGTGCCGTCGAGGCGGGGCCAGCCGGCGGCGATCTGCTCGGTGTCGATCAACAGATCCGACAGGAGCGGGAACGATTCCTCGGCTTGGTTTTGGTTGTCGCTGGCGCCGCGGGACTGCCAGACGTTCGCCTGCCCGGTGGCGTCCACGGGCCAGGCGTAGGACATGACCGGGCCCGGATGGTCGAGGACGGTGTCGCTCGCGCCGGTCCGAATCACCGGTGACCCAAGCTGAAGCCGCTTGACGCGCCGGCCGCTTTCGGGATCTCGGAAGGCTGCTATGCGCCACTCAAAGCCCTTCTCCACCTTGCCGAGTTGGTCGATCAGCTCGCGTAGTGAGGGCACGTCGTACCGGCTGTAGACGCGGTCACGTGGCATGCCGGACGTCTCGGTGCCGTACTCGATACCGATATCGCCGCCGGCGGCCTCCTGCGCGTAGTCGATCAACTGCCGCACGATGTCGAACTGCTCGACCTGCTGCGCCTGGAAGGTGTCGAAGAGTCGGCGGTGATCGAGGTAGCTGTCGAATGTGGCGGCCTGGACCTGCATGGACAGAAACCCGCGGTCAGTGGACTGCACAGAGGCAGTCCATACGATTCCGCCCCACCAGATTTCCCGCCCCCGCTCGATCCACATCGCGGTGCGACCGGGCACCAGGGCGGCGCGCACGCGAGCAGCAACGGCGACGTTGGGTATGGGGATGGTGCCCGATGCGGTGCCGGTCTTGCCGAGGTAGTCGTCGAGGCTGACACCCTGCAACGGCAGCACGTCGAGTAGCTGGTCGGTCCGCAGATCGCACAGCAGCACACGATAGGAGGGGGCGATATTCAATGTTCACTCCTTTGGGTGCTGTTGATAGTGAGACTGTCGCGGCCTAGGTCGAGAAGAGGGAAGTATTCAGAGCACGCAACTCGACTAAGCCCCAGGCGCGGTAAGCGCAGGAGGAGGGTTAAGCGGTGTGCGACGACTTCCGGGTCATTACATCTAATACCGGAACAAATTGGATGCGCGGTTCCTGGCAATCACCCAACTGGAATGCTGGGTCACAGCTTCCCAAGGATGCTGTCGTCACAGCCGCCCTATACTCAGAGAAAGCTGGTCCTGTGCTCCGGACCGCCAAAGAGAACGTGCCTATCGGTCATGGGATCATGCAATACCTAGTGCCGCAGGACCTCCCACCTGGCCGCTATTACGCCCGTATTCAGGTCTACGCATCCGGTGACCTCGGCGCGACGATTGAGGTAGCTAGGGGAGCCGGCGTAAAGGAGCAAGTCTTTTCGACTGATTCCGAGCACTTCGAGGTCGGCTAATTAGTCAGGGGTGAGGGCATATTTCACCCATCCCGTTATAACTTCCCGGTCTTGGACTAAAGCCGTGGAGGCCGTCCGCCCCGGCCACAGCGCCTCGGCCCCGACGGCGTGGTCGTCGCTCGCGGTCCTGAAGGCGCCTTCGTCTGGAGCCGTGATCAATGAGGTGGTGATCCGGTTCGGCTTCTCGCGTAACCCGAATGGCGTAGGTGCATATGACAGGCTCATAGAAGCCTGGGCATTCTGATGACGTCGGCACTAGGCGCGAGAGTGAGAAGCAAGGAGGACGTCCAATGTCGGATACCGCTAGTGACCCGGTTATGGAAGCGCTGCAGAAGCTGAGGAAAGAGAACGAACAGCTGAAGAAAGAGAACGAGGACCTGAAGAAACAGATCGAAGAGCTGAAGAAGCAGCAGGGTGCTTCGGGCCAGTCGGGCCAGTCCAGCAAGCCAACCGAAAAGCAAGCCGTCATTCTCACTGCCGCAGGGGCGAAGGCCAAGCTCGGTAAATTGATCGCCGGTACTGCTAAGGCAAACCTCAGGGACTCCGACGGTGCACCAATCAAGGGTCAGAGGATCGTTTACCTGATCGATGGAGTGGAGGCCGGTTACGGCACCACCGATGCCAATGGCGACGCCACCATGACATCTGGACAGTACCTCACGGACTTCCAGTCGTGGGGAGCGGGGCTCGGCAACGGCTATACGGTCGAATTCAGGGGCAACAAAGATTACCTGCCCCAGACGGCCCACGGCTCCATTGGGGTTACCCCCTTCTGAGATGGCAGCCCACTCTCGTCCGACACGGGCACGACCCGACTGCCGCTCCGATCTACAGACGGCCCTCGGCTGCTTCGCGGGCAGGCACCTAAGTCAGTCGGTCCACCAGGAGCAGCCGAACGCCAGCCACGTGGAGACGGGCCGCTGAAAGGCGGCGCTGATCGTGCCCCGGCCGCTGATCTCTCCGCGGACGACCCCGACCGGGTAGGTGCTGGCGACGTCGCAGCCGAACGTCACCTCGGCGTACGAGGTAGGCGACTGGAACGGCCGATACATGGCAGGCAAGGTCAGCCCCGGAAGTGGCTGCCCGTCGGCAGGGATGGGGCCGGCGGTGCGTGTGATGCGCCCGCGCAGGTGCACCTGCGTGCCGGTCTTGCGGATCTGGAAGGGGTAGGCGTTGCCGGAAAACCGCTGATAGCCGGTGGGCAGGGGGAGGTCGATCCATCCGGTGTCGGCCGGGTAGGGCTGCCATGCCCCGGCCGAGGCGGACCAGCGTTCCAGGCCGGTGCCGGTGTCGCGGTACTGCCCGTCATAGGCGCCGGGAAAGCTCAGTCCCCAGCCGCGGGGGATGATCCCGCCGTACGCGGCGGTGTACCGGCGCCGGTCGGCCAGTGCGGAGCCCCAGGTGATCCCGCCGGTTCCGGCGGAGGTGCCGGCCGGGACGGTTACCTCCCACAGTCGCAGCGCAGCCGGCGGTAGCGCGGGAGCGGTCGGTGTCGCCGACGGGGTGCCTTGGGTGACCTCGACGGTGACGCCCGTCTGCTCGCTGGTGTCATACAGCCCATCGTGGACGCGCAGTACGACAGCGTCGATGCGGCCGTATTGCGCGTCGCCGTCGGTGAGCGTCAGTGTCTCGGGCGAGGTCACTGTAACGGGGTAGGCGCCCTGGGGTGTGGTGCCTTGGATCAGGGCGCGGCCGGTGCCGATCTGGAGCTGCATGGGGCCGATGCCGGTAGCGGCGAGGGGGTTGCCGCCGGCGATCACGCCGTCTCGGGTGGCGAGTTCGGAGGTAGGCGTCATGGCGCCGAGCGGTGCGAGGCGGGTGTCCTCTCGGGTCTGCCCGGTGGGCAGCAGCCATGCGGCACGCACGGTCACGGCAGGTTCTCCTTCGAGGGCATGTCAGAACCCGGTGAGAGGACCGGGACGGAGCGGTTCGCCTATTCGGCGCTCTTGTGGATTTGGAGGAATGGTTTTGGGTGTGTGCGCAGTGGGGAGTTAGGGTCCGGGCACTACATGGCAATTCGATCACCTGTGCGGCGTGATTGCGTTTGATGTCGGCGATTTGAGCCCCAGGTAACCCGGCGTTCTCAGGGAAAGGATGTAGGTCATGGATGGGGATGCGTCTGCGTTCAAGCTGGTCACGGTCAAAAGGATTTTGAAGGACCGCACTCGAATGCGGACATCCAAGGATGCAGTGGTCGCTACAGCTGCGATGCTGGAGTATCTGACCACGGAAATCCTGGACGGTGCACGGACTGTCGCCGACGGGGAAGGGAAAAAGAAAATCGCAACCAAGCATCTGAGTGCGGCCATTAGTAGGGATGAAGAACTCAGTCAGCTCGGCCAACGGTGGCTAATCAAAGGTGCAGCGCAGCACCCCCAAGAGGTAGATGGAAGCGCGGAGGAGGCAGGGAGCAGTGAAAATGGTGGACGTAAACATAAGAAGGTATCTGTCGCGAACCATGGGGGCGCTTTTCGGTCCGCCATTAAGAGGGTTGCCAGGCAAATGAGGCCGGACGGCGCTATGCAAATCTCTAACACGTCAATCCAAACCCTGAATGGGGTAGCGGCCTCTATTTGTGAAGACATCGGGGTTCTGGCGTCTGAGCTCGCGCACAAAGTTGGGAAGCAAACCATTGGAGCTGATGACGTCACTAGTGCGGTCGAGCAGATGCTTAAGGGTGAACTCCGTACGCACACGATCAGAGAGGTCAAAGAGGCTCTCGCGAAATCTCAGGAAGTGACCACTCGGAATTAATCTCTGAATACGCCAGCCTGCTCGTCGCCGCACCCGGTGACGACTGGCGACCCCGGGTGAACGCTCTCGCTCACCCACTTACCCCAGGCCAGTGAATCCAGGGGCAGGTGTCACCAGTACGCGGAACGCCACTGCACAATGCAGGCGGCGCGCGGGTCGGTGAATCCGGGGGCGGCGCGAAACGCCCACGACGTCACACCGGGGCGAAGCATGAGGGTTTCCTCGGGGACCGAGCGGGCGGTCGCGTCGCTCAGCCGTGAGGCGGTGCCGTTGAGCGTGACGGTGCCGGCCGCGGTGTCGACGGTCAGTTCGTCGCTGTCGGCGAGCTTGATGTCGTACTCGATTACGTCGCCGGTTGCGAGGTTGGTGAGGCTGGGCCGGTCGACTGGCCCCCGGAACGTGATGATTGGGTGGGTGTCGGTGGTGCCTTCGTTGGTGGCGGTGGTGGTGCCGGTCGAGCCAGGCGCCCCGAAGTCCAGTGGCCAGCCCAACCGTTCGGGGCTGGGGTCGAGGTGCCAGTCGAGGCCCGGCTCGGCGGCCGGCAGCCGGATCTCGGCGCGCTGCTCGATCAGGCTGTAGCGGCGGGGGTCGCTGGCCTCGAACTGGATCGCTCCACCGGTGACCGTGCCTATGCGGTATCCGGTGTCGACGGGTATGGAGTGCCGCAGGCACCGGGCGTAGGTCAGCAGCGGCGGGGCGTCGTCCAGGCGCACCACGAGCGGCAGCTCGTCGTCCCGGAGCGCCAGGTGTGCGCCCAACTGCCGCACGGTGGCGGTCATTGCGCCGGGCGGGGTGCGCAGCACGACACCGTCGACCGTGATCGTGCGGGGCTGCGCCAGGAGCCGGCCGGGGATTGCCCCGTGCGCGCCGGCTCGCGGCACGGTGCCGGAGTCGACGCCGGGGGAGTCCTCCCAGCCGGTGAGCTTTTGCCAGCGCACGGCCGTGCCGTGGCCCAGCAGCAGCTCGCCGAACTGGAGGTGCCCGGGGAGGGCGACCAGATCACCAACGGACATGGTCACCCCCTGCCCTTCATCTGCCAGGCCAGAGCCGCGGCGACCTGGTCGGCGGACTGCCCGCCGGCGTGCCAGTTCTCAATGTGAACCGACGCGCCCCAACCAACGCCCTGCGGCGCCCCGTTGACGGAGGCTGCGCCGGCCGTGGCGAACTGTGGGGCGGACGGAACGGACACCAACGACCGCATGGTGCGGTCGACCGCACCGGCGCCGGACTTGATGCCCTCGACAATGCCCGCGGGGATGAAGCGGCCGATCTGATCGCGCATGACGCGCGAGGGCGAATGGATCCCCAACGCCCTCGCGATCGGCCCGGGAACCCGATCCTTCACCCACCCCATCAGGGTGCCGGCCAACCAAGGGCCCATGTTCTGAATCCCGCGCCACAGGCCCCGAATCAGGTCCCGGCCCTTGTCGTAGAGCATCGATCCGAAGTCACCGAAGTACGACACGATGTCGCCGGGCACGCCGCGGACCCAGGCGAGCATTTCGCCGGCCTTGCGCTTCGTGCCGTCCTTGATCTCCGACCAGTGCCGAATGATCAGCCCGACGAGGGTCCATTTCAGGAAGAAGTCGACGATGCGCTGCGGCAGTGCCCGAACCCAGTCGGTGATCGTGGTCCAGACCCGGACGGTGCCGGCCTTGATGTCGTCCCAGTGCCGGATGATGATCCCGACGAGGGTGAAGTTCAGGAACAGGTCGAGCAGCCACTGACCAACGGACTTGATCTTGTTCCAGACCCACTCCCAGGCGGCGGCCGTGGCGCTCTTGATCGCGTCCCACTTGGCGACGATCAGCACCACCAGGCCCACCACGGCGGCGACGATCCAGCCGACCGGGCCCATGGCCATCACCCAGGCAGCAGCCATCCGCGCCGCCTGAATCAGGCTCTGCGCGCCCATGAGGACCCATGCCCCCACCACGCGCGCACCGGCAGCCACGGCTGCGCCGCCCTGCGCCACCCAACCGGCAAGGATGGTGGCGTTGGTGACCACGAACCGGCCCGCGGCAGTGACACCGGCGGCGGTCTGCATAGCCCAGCTCGTCACCACTGCCGCACCTGTGGTGCCTGCCTGGGTGGCAAGCGTGATCAGGGTGGGGAGCATGAGCGTGGTGATCACGCCGGCGGCGATACTCAGGGCGGTGGAGTGCTCGGAGACGAAGCTGCCGGCGGCCTTGAACGCACCGCCGAGGCCACCGTCGCCGAGCCAGGTGACGAGTTTCTCGATTGCTGGAATGGCGTAGGTGCCGACGGTCTCGACGATCCCCTGCATGAGCTTGCGTTTGAACGCCTCCACCCTGGTGGCGGCGTTGTCGCGCATGGCGTTGCCCGCACCGTCGGCGGCGCCCTTGACGTCCCCCAGCGCCTTGACGGCGCTGGACGGATCAAGGGAGTACAGCGCGTCTCCGAGGTCTTCGGCCTTGGTGCCGAACAGCTCGGTTGCGATGGCGTTTCGTTCGATGGGGTCTTTGACGGCCCGCAGGGTGTCGAGGGTCTTGTCGAGTGCGCCGGTTGCGCTGCTGCCGCCCTTGCCGATGGCGGTGAACATGGCGTCGGCGTTCAGGTGGAGTTTCTCGAAGCCGCCCCGGACCTTGTCCGATCCGGCGACGGCCTCGATCGAGAATTCCTTGATGGTGTCGGCGACGACGTCCGCATCGCGTGCACCGCCCTTGAGGCCCTGCTGAATGAGCCCCATGGCCTGTTGGCCACTCAGCCCCATGTTCCGGAACTGGGTGCTGTATTCGGTGAAGGTGTCGAGCAGGTCCTCGGCCGCGTTGCCCCCGCGCTGGGTTCCGCGCACGAGTACGTCCATGGCCTCGTCGGCGTTCTTGGCCAGGCCGGTACGCATCATCTGGCCAACGGACCGGGTGACGGCCGATACGTCCTCACCCATCACCGAGGCGGTATCAGCCACCCGCTTGCCCATGGTGGTGATCTGCTGCTCGGTCGCCTCCGGCGGCAGCAGACCAGACCGAGCAATGCCCTTGATCGCCTCGGCACCGTCCTGGACGCTGTCGACGATCGCCCCGGAATACAGCGCACCCGCAGCCTTGCCGTACTTCGCAGCGGCCGGCCCGCTGGAGCCGAGCTGCGCCTGCAACTGACCGGGGATCTTGGCCTGTTCGAGAGCCTCGCCGATGCCACCGACTAGCGCGGTACCGATGGCCAGGCCGACCGCGGCGGCGGCGAGCTTCTTCAGCCCCTTCTGGATCGCCTCGGCCGCGCGGTTGCCGCCCCGCTCTGCGCCACGCTCGACGCCGTCGCCAAGCTGGCTGCCGGCCTGTTGCCCGGACCGGTTCGCGCTGGCGGCCATGCGGTCGCCGCCGGCGCGCAGTGCGGCCTCAGCCCGCTGCACCCCGGTGCGGGCGCCGGAGTCGTCAACGGTGATTGTTGCGGCGAGTTCGCCGACACGGAGGGCCACGGCGCATCACCTCCGGACGGTCGTGCCTCCCGGGGATGCGGGGGCGGCGGGCGGGGGTGTGAGCGCGCGGGCGAGGCGGGACTCGGCAGAGAGAAGGGCGAGGATGCGCACGCGCAGCCAGCGCCAGGACCGGACACGCAGCAGCGCCCGGTCGCCGAGGTCGACGCCGTAAATCTCGTGCAGATCGGCCTCGATCAAAGGCCAGTGGCCGAGGAGTTTGGGCCAGGTCAGCGCGGGCGGTTGCCCTTGCCCCGGGCGCGGGCGGGGGGTGTCTTCGGGCCACTCGTACCACTCGTAGAGCCCCGACTCGGGGTCGACTTCGCCGCGCCCGATCGGGCCCGGCGCGTCTCCCGGTTCGGGGCCAGACGAGAAGGGTCGCCGCCCGCATTCCAGAAGCGTTCGGCCGCGGCCTTGTCCTGCGTGATCCACACCATGGCGGTCAGCGCGGCGTGTTTGAGCGCGGGCCAGGGCACGGCGTCGGCGACCATCTGCTCGTGCGCGCTGCCGAGCACGTCGGCATACAGGTCACGCTCGGCGGCGTCTCCGAGCACCTGGTCGTCGACGCGTCCGCCGTCGGCGGCCACTGCGGCGGCGTTGAGGAGTGCCTGTGTGCGCAGTCCTATCTCGGCGGAGGGTGCCGAGATGGTGTACGTCTTGCCCTGGATGGGGAGCTGGATCGTTTCGTCGAGCAGCTCGTCGAGTTCCTTGAACCCCACTACACATCACCGCCCTTGTTGTTCACCGGCGGTGCGTCCCCAACGGGGTTGGGAATCTCGACTAGCGGACCCGATCCGGTAAGCGTGACCTTGATCGTGTCGACTTCGTCCGGCCCGCCGCCCTCGGGCTCCCAGGTGACCAGCGCCGTGCCCTCCTGCGCGTCCGGGGCGCCGTTGCGGTCGTAGTACCGCACGCGGACATACGAGGCGGCGCCGAACGACATGGACGCCCGGCGCAGTGCTTCCTGTGCTGCGTTGAACCGTCCGGTGGTGGGGTGGGCGCGGTGGGCGAGGGTGACCTCGACCGACCACGCGAGCATGGTCACGGCCTGCTCCGACCAGCCCTCGGCGTCATAGGTCGTCACGTCCTGCTGCGTGGGTTCGATCTTGGGGGTGAACTCGGTGATGCCGGGGACGAGAGTCCATGCCGGGGTGCTGTCCTTGCCCGTGTCCAGCTCCAGGCGGTAGCGGCGGGCGAGCGCGGTCACGGTCTCGGCCGGCGGCGTCGGGGTAGCCATCGAGGCGCCTCCTATTCGAGGTAGGGGTGCGCCCGGTGGGCGCGGGCGTAGTAGTTGCTGCTGCGCTCCATGCGGCCGGCGGAGTCGGCGCCTATCGGCGCGGCCGAGGCGCGATAGAGAAGCTGCACACGGGCAGCGCCCCAGGCATGCGGGCCGGAGCCGTGCAGTACGTCGAACACGACGTCGTCGAGCACGTCGACCTCGCGCGGATCCGGGCCGGCCCGGGTGCGGACCTGAATGCCGGTGGTGGTGTCGGTGAGCACCGGGGAGTCAGTCACCGGGTAGGCAGACAGGCAGATCACGCGATCCGGGGCTGGCGGCATCGCGGCAACGGTGATTGCGGTATCGCCTGGCCCGTACAGCCCGTCGGGCCGGTAGGTGCCGACCCCGGCGGCATCGAGGAGACGGGCGAGGCCGTCGAGGAGGTCGGCGGTGTAGCTCATGAGCGCAGCGCCCGCCGAACCTGCGCGGCGATCAACGCCTGAACCGTCGCCGCCTCCTGCGGCAACACCGACTCCAAATACTTCGCCGAACGCCCGGGAGAATGCCGGGCGTTGAGATCCTCATGTACCCGGCGTGCGTATGGGGTGTCGTAGGAGACAGCGGCGGTGAGCTGCTGCTCGTCAACCGATGCGGCGCCGGAGCGTTCGAGGGTGCCCTCGGCGATCGGCACCCGCTGACGGCTGGCCTGGAGGACGTGTTCAGCGCCGAGCAGCGCGCCGCGGGCGGCAGCCTGCTGGATGGCGGCGGTTGCGGCCTGGCCGTTCCAGCGCAGTTGGGCGGACTGGCTCACTCGCACGTCACCTCCGTACAGGCCGGGACCGGCAGGCCGGGGGCGGTGTGCCGGGCCACGGTGAGCGCGGTCGTGGTGCGCCCGTCGGGCAGGGTGATCTGACTCCCGGGTGGGCAGTCCAGCGTCGGCCCGGCAATCACTGTCGTGGTCGCGGTGACCTGTCGGCCGTCGGGGGTGCGCACCAGGCGGGGACTGTCGTCCACCAGGGCGCGCACGTTGGGGATGGCGTGCCGGTACTGGGCCCCGTAGGCGCCCTCGCCGGCGTACGGCTCGACCGTGATGCGATGCCGCAGCAGCACCGCGGGGACTTGGGTCACCATGGCCACACCACCCCCGGTTCAAGGCCGGCGCGGCGCAGGGCGCGGGCGGCGCGCGGGGCCAGCTCGACACCGCCGGCACCGGGCGGCTGCCCGGACCGGCCCGACAGCGACACCGGCCCGATGCTGACCGAGTCCCAGACACCGCCGGCGCCGGTGCCGTCGTCACCAGTGGCGAGCCAGTGCTCGACCTGCGCGCACACCGCATCGGCCAGCGCGGCGCGCACCCGCACGTCGAGCGGGTCGCCGTCCTCGTCGACCGCGTACACCGCGGTCAGCAGAGCTGAATCGACGTCCTCGGACGCGCGGGTGAGCAGCCGCTCGGCACCGTCCGGGGCAGGCTCGCCGAGGTAGGCGGCGAGCTGCTCGGGGGTGGCGTACAGGCGGCGCAACATCACTCCCCCCGCGTTGCGGCCGGGTTGACCTGGATGCCGCGCCAAACCGCCGCGCCCCTGGTGGTCTTCAGCGCGACGGCGACCGGGCCGAGTTCGACCTCGCCCCGCTTGACGGCGCCGGCGGTGGAGAAGTCCGGGAGCCACTGACGGACCAGGCCGCCGCCGACGGTTGAGACACCGTGGAAGGCGTCCAGGCCCAGGCGCACGGCGTACAGGCCCGTGGTGCCGGTCTTGGCGTCGATACCGATCACCGGATCGGCGCTCCCGGCCTTGGCGCCAAGGTCAATAAATGGAATCCCGTTGTAGCTCTCGACCGTCTGCCCGAACGCATTCTCGCTGCGTGTGTAGTAGCCGGCCCGGCGCGCCAGCGACCGGATACGCGCGATGGTTTTCTTGTTGCCGAGCAGCGCCGACGGGGTGTCGTCGAGCAGCCCGAGGAACTCGTCGAGGCCGTCGAGCGCGTTGTGCGCTGCGGCCTGGTCGGCGGGGGTGGACCAGTCGGCCGGGGCCTTGTACTCCGTGCTGGAGTTGGCCAGCACCTTCGACAGTCCCTCGAACCCGGTCGCGGTCGAGGTGTTGCGGATGCCGTTGATGACCTGATCGGAGAAGAACGCACGCGCGCTCTTGATCGTCTGCCCCATCTGAAAGGTGACTTCGTTGGTGGCGGCCGGACCGAGGGCGGACAGAACCCGGTCGATCTCGAAGGCGCCGCCGAGCACGGACAGGTCGACGGTCGCGCGGGTGCGCTTGGCCTGCTCGGTGCCGTACTCGGTGTTCAGCGGACGGAAGGCGGCGCCGCGCTCGGAGACCAGGCGGGTGTAGCCGTAGGTCAGCGTCGCGCCGCCGCCGGCGGGGTTCACAACGTCGTCAAAGGTCAGGTTGTCGAGTAGCCACGAGGACTTGCGGAACTCGTCGATCACGCGCAGGTCGATGTCGTCCTGCGTGTTCAGCTTGGCGTCGGCAAGGGTGATAGCCATGTGGGATCTCCAGGGGTTAGGGGCTCAGGCGCGCGGCGATGGCGTCGCGGAGGGTGGCGGGCCGGCGCTCGCCGGTCGGGGCGCCGTTGAACTCGGCGCCACCCCGGGCCGGGGCAGCAGGCGCCGCGCGGTACAGCTCTGGGTCGGACTCGACCGCGGCCCGGATCGCGGCGACGAGCTGCTCGTCGAACGTGGCGTCGGCGGGGTCGAGCGTGGCGACCGTGTCGAGGAACGACCGGCTGTTCAGCAGACGGTCGGCGCGGGCGCCCTGGTCTGCGGCGGCCTTGTAGGCGGCCAGCTCCACGCGTGCGGTGCGCAGTTCGCCGGCGGCCTGGTCGAGCTGCTTGTCGCGCTCGGCGACCGCCGCGGCAAGCGCGGCCGGATCCTGCTCGCCCTGGCCACCATCGGAGTTCAGCGCCTTCGTCACCGCGTCCAGGGCGGCCCGCAGCTCGTCGCGCTCGGCGGCGGCCTGCTCGGCGCGCGACGTGGCGTCGGCGAGCTGCTGCTCGGTGCCCGGGTCCGCCGGCGCCGCGGCGGGGGTAGCCGGCTGCGTATCCGGAGCCGCAGGGGTGCCGGCTGGGTCGGTGGCCGGCGCGGTGGGGGTGGTGTTGTCAGACATGGTGTTCGTCTCCGTGGCGGTGTGCAGGCATGACAAAGGGCCCGCCGTATTGGCGGGCCCTGGAGGGGAGTTGGGGTGCGGAGCGGTTAGCCGGCGGGCTGGTCCTGGTCGTGCTCGTCGGGAAGCGGCCGGGCCTTGGCGTAGCCGCGCACCCACGCACTACGGCGCAGGTCTCCGGACGGGTAGGGGCAGACGGTCACCGGGTCGCCGGCTCGGCCGGCCGCGGCGCCCGCATTGATGGCGCGCACCAGATCACCGCGTGTACCCACACTGCACCTCCTACAGCCTGTTCTGCCGGTCGTTGCGGGAGTGCCGCGCGGTCTGCGCCGCAGCGTCCCGGACGCCGGTGATCTGCTCGGTGTACTCGGCCAGCGTAGTTCGCGGATGGGCCTCCCACCAGCGAATCAGGTCCTCCGAGGCACGCGCATACGCCACGTGCGCCGGGCCGGTAAACAGGGTTTGTGGGTCGACGCCGTCGGCCTCGGCCCGCCGGTTGAGCAGGTGCCCGCGCAGCGCGTCCTCGGCTTCCAGCCATTGAGCCGCGATGTGCTCGCGGTACATCTCCCGGATCTCCTCGCGCGAGTAGGCCGAGCGTTGGGCTGCGGCGGCGTCCTCGCGCTCCGCGATCCAACGTTCGGTGGCGGACATGCCCGCGTACCGGTCGTCATCGAGGGCGAGGTGCGCCCAGTCATCCGGGTCGGCGGCCGGCGCGAGGGCCTCATCAATGGCGGCCCGGTCAGCGAGCTGCCCGGCGACGGTGTGTGCGCCGTGCGCCTCGGCCGGCGGCGCCGGCGGGTACCGGCGGTCGAGTTCGTCGGCGATCTTCTCGACGTCGCCCTCGCGGGCGTAGCGGATGGCCCAGCCGAGGACATCGTCGCCCGAGCTGGACAGGTCGGCCGCAAGGTGCCCGCCGGGGAACATGGTCCGCAGCAGGTCGCGGCGGTCCGCCTCGACGGCCAGCGCGCCCAGCTCCCCGGGGTCCGCGGTGCGGGTGCGGTGGGCGAGCTGTGTATCGGAAAGGCCGATCAGGTCCGTTCGGGCGCCGGGGAGGCCGGCGGCCACGTCGCGGCGGTCCATCTCGGCGGCCACCCGCAGCACGTCGTCGTCGCCCAGGTGCGGCAGCACGCGGGCGAGGTCGCTGTCACCGAACGCCGTCAGGTGATCGGCGAGGCGCCCGTGCGGGCGGACGCGGTCGAGCAGGTCGCGCTCGTCGCGCCGGTCGGCCTCGGCCTCGATCCAGCCGCGGTCGCGCTCGTCCAGGTGCCCGGAGCCGTGCGCGACGGCGAACTGCTCGTCGCGCATCTCCGGCAGAGCCCGCTTGTCGCCGGCGCGCACGCGGGCGGCCTCGACAGCGTCCTGCGGCGGGCGCGGCGCGGTGCTGGGAAGATTCCCGGCGCCGGGCTGCTCGCGGTACCGCCTGCGGATCAACTCGGGGTGCGCGGCGAGGTGTTCGCGCTGCCGCTTCTGCCAGGCACGCACCTTAGCCTCGGCCGCGCGCTTGCCCTCGGGGGTGGTCGAGGCCGCGGCGCGGTTCTTCCACTTCCGGATGCCCCGCTCGATCGCGCGCTGTTTCTGTGTAGCTTCGTAGCCGTCCGGGTCGGTGGAGTGCTCGACCGGGGCCCGGGTCACCCCAGGCAGGTAGGCACTGGTGGAGTGCCGACAGTTTGGGTGTTGGAACCCGTGGCGGCGTGCTTCGTCCAGGGAGCCGGCCACGTCCACGCGGACCGTGCGGCCGTCCTCGATGGCGTGCTCGACCTCGATCGTGCGGGTACCGTCCGAGCCGTCCAACGCCAGCACCTTGCCCTCGTACGGCTTGCACAGGGGGCACTCGTGCGGGGCGTTGGAGACGATCACCAGGGATACCCCGGCGGCGCGGATCCGGTCGCCGTGCGCCTCGACAGCGGCACGTCCCACGCTGGTGCGCACGGCCATTTCGGCGTACGAGGTCATCGACCACGCGCGCCCGCCCTTGTCGACGAACGTCCGCAGACCACGGTCGGCAAACCGCTCCATAGCCCGTTGGGTGGCCTGCCGGCGGGTGTCGATACCGAGCAGGGGCGTAGCGGATACCTCCGCAACCACCTGCCGGTAACCATCCTCGACGCCGCGGAGAATGCCGCGGTGCGTGGCGGTGACACGGTCGATGGTCTCGTGCGCGAGGCGGTCAACGGCGCGCCCGTTCGGGGTGCTTTCGGCGATCCGCCGGGCGTCGTTGTCGTGCAGCGCGCCGAGTTCGGCCAGCCCCGCGCGGGCGCCAGTGTTGTACGCCTCGGCGATCACTTCGAATACGTCCAAGGTCATGGCCTTGCCGAGTTCGTCGACGACGCCCTGCGCGGCTCGCCGCAACGGCTGAATGTCGGCGAGCTTGGCCACCGACCACCCCGGAGCGTCATAGCCGGCGGCGAGCTGCCGGGCAACGATGCCCAGCAGCCGCGCCTCGGCGTCCGCATACAGGTCACGCACGCAGGCCGACAGGTCTTCCACCATCGCGGGGTGGACGGGCATGCCACCTCCCGACTTTCCCTCTAAATAAGGAAATGAAGGACGGGAATTCGCGGCCGTCGCGTGAAGTGCGTCACGGTCTAATTCGGCCAGGCATGGCTAATTCTCACCTTCATGGCGCCTGATCAGTGCGTATGTGATGCCGTGACACATATAACTTAACGCAACGCACCTTAATAGGTAAATTAGCGAATATCAGCTTTCCGGTACTGTCGTCCGCGTGGAAATCAACGCGCAGATCTCGACGATTTCGAATTCATTCATCGCCCTAATTGTGGTGCTACTTGCTATCGCCATGGCGCACCCTGAGCCGCAGATCAGGGCACGGGCGGAACGCCTTCTGGCGGTGATCTTCCGGGCCGGTAGCTAGACGAGGGCGCCGGCCTGCATGGGGTCGGGCACGGCGGTGCCGGTCTCGGCGAGGATGCGGTTGACCTCGGCCCGCACGGCGTCGTCGTCCCAATCAGGGTGCAAGATCCGCACTTTGGTCTCGACGCTAACGGCCTGTGCCTGCTGGAGCAGGGACAGGGTTTGGGCGACGCTCTGTGGGTCCTCGCTGACGGAGTCACCGAACACGGTCACCGGCCGCTCCGGTGCCAGGGCCGGGGTGTAGAGGCTCTGGTCGAGGCGGAGGATCACGAGCAGCATGTCGGCCAGGGCCGGGGCCCAGTAGCGCGACTTCTTGTCGCGCGTGATCATCGACCGGCGCTCGCGGGCAGTGATCTCGGTCGCCGTGGTGGCGGTTGAGTCGCCCAGGCCGAAGGACTGGGCGGAGTATCCGGCGAGTTGTACGGCCTGTCGCATGATTGCTTCGGCGGTCTGCTGGTGTTCGGTAACCCTGATGGCGAACTGCGACAGGGTGATCCCTGCTGCGTTGTTGTCGCCTGGCGGGATGCTGAGCGCCTGCCAGATTTCCCGGTCGTCGTCGAAGGAGGCGCCGTGGCCGGGGCCGTGGTCGCGCAGGTAGCCGTCGGGCACGATCAACCTTGCGCGGGCGAGGCGGATATCGCGCAGCCACGAAGACCAGGTCTCGTCGAGGGCGTCGAACAGATCGTGCGCCGACTGGTAGTCGGACCGCCCGAACGGTGACCCGCGGTGGCGCCTGTTGGGCCTGATGTTGGGGACGTATGCGGCGGTGAGCTGGTCGAGGCCGGTCTCGATCGCGTCGCCCTCGGTACCGAGGGAGTCGACGAGCGGGGCCGTCTCGGGGTGTTCCGTGAGCGGTACCCGTGTGCCGATGCTGTCGGCGGTGCCCTGGTAGAGGCCGTGCAGGATGCGCCCGACCTCGTGCCGCTCCACATGGCGCCAGACGGTGGAGCCGTCGGCGGACAGCTCACGCCAGAAGGTGACGGCCGCGAGTTGGCCCCAGCGGAATTCGGGTATGGCGCAGTCGGCATGCACGGCAGTCAGCATGGGCCGGGCCGCGAACGAGGCATCCCAGGTGACGCGCAGGTACACCCCGCCGAGTGCGGCGGCTACCTCGGCCGCTTCAAGCAATGTGTTCGCAACGCCGCCGGCCTCGATGATCTCGTCGAGCCGGGCCTGCGTCGCCGGATCCACCACGGTGAACGTGGGCGGCTCGCTGAACAGGAGGTCGGCCGAGGTGGTCGCGATGTCGGCGGGCAGTGGGATGTGCAGCCGGGTGTCGTGCCGTCCGGGCTGCGGGTGGCGGTGGCGGGCCCACAGTCGACGGCGGCCGTCGAGCCGGTGCTGTTGGCCCTGGTGGACGTCGGCCAGGCGGCGCCGGTCGCCGGAGTACCACGCGTCATCGACGCGCAGCTCGCGGTAGAGCGGGCCGAGCGTCGGCGGCGGCCACGGGGCGCCGTTGTCAGGCAGCGGCATGGAGCACCTCCGCTCATGTTCTTTGGGTACACGGCAGCGAGCCCACCGTCGGGGCGACGGTGGGCTTTTGGCCCCGTGTGGGGAGGGTGCTACTTCAGCAACACGTCCATGACAGAACGGGTAATCCCGGCGAAGACGCCCTTCACCGCAGCGGATACCAGCAAGAGACGAGCGGACCGCTTCCCGTCAGAGTTGCCGATCTTGAAAACAGGCGCCTTGGGCATGCGATGCCCCTCCGTTACAGAGAGGGACGGGGGTGCGACGGACCTCTGAAGCGTTCCCACGGGACGGCGCGCGTCGGACCCCGCCCGAACACCTAGCGTGAGAGCGGATACTCCCCGCTTGTGAACGAGTGGGAGGGGCCTATCCCTGTTCGCGCAGGCGTGACGGCCTCAACTGTCATGCTGAGTAGGGCCGTTCGGCTGCTGTCCATACAGGCAGAGTAGCCCATGTGGGTTAACGGTGGAATGGGTGCGCGATTACGAGGGTTGTCGAATCCGCCACTCATGTGCAGTTGAGTGCACGACGTAGCGCAGCGCGTCGCACGAGTGGTCGTCGCGCTTGATCGGGCGGTCTTCGCCGCGGTCGGACGCGGCGGGATCCCATGCATAGCCAGGCAGTTCAGACAGCAGTCCGGAGCATGAGGAGTGGACGCGCAGCAGGCCAGAGTCGAGCGCGGTCGACACGGACCGGATGCCGTCGAGGACTTCGTTCCGGGCACGTGCGATGCCGGGGTGCCCGTCCGTCCACAACTGGGTGGAAAACGAAGCGGCGCTCGGATCGACGAAGGTCCACTCTGGCTCGATGTGTTGCTCGGCCAGCCATCGACGGATGGCGGCGCTGTACTGCGCGTCGGTCATCTGGCGGCGGGTCTGCCGGGAGTCATGGCGCCACTCGGCGACCGCGTACAGCCGGTCGTCGTCGCCAAGGCCGAGCAGCACGGCTGAAGTTGCGTTGGTGGTGCCGTAGTCGATGCCGAGCCACAGCCGACGCATCGCGGGCAGGGAGTCGACGACGTGCTGCTGCTCGTCCCACATGTCGTATACGGCGCCCTCGGCGACGCACCACGCGCCGTCGATCATCCGGCGTTTCCACAACCCGACGTATTCGGCGGCGAGCGATGCCACGTAGGCGGGCGACAAGCTCGGGTTGTCGTCGAGGCGGAAGTGCCACGATTTCAGGTCGAGTTCAGGCTCGCGGTCGAGATACCCGACCTTGAGCCAGTGTCGCGGCCCGTCGGGGTTCGTGGTGGCCAGCAGCCGCGCCCCGGGCACGGACAGTCGGGCGAGTAGCTGCGTCCAGAAACCTTCGGGGAGCAGCGTTGCCTCGTCCACGTACGCCAGGCAGGCAGTCAGGCCGCGCAGGCGGCCCTCGGCGCGAGCGTCAGCAGCGCCGATCAGGTGCACGGTGCGGCCGAGGATGACGGCCGTGGTCGCGCCGCGGGTGTGCCGCACCTGCCGGGCGACGGGCCCGAACAGTGCCTCGTCTTGGAGCGGTTCGAGACAGTTCCGTTCGATGGTCTGCAAGCTGCGCCCACAGATCACGATCAGTCCGGACGCGGGCGCCTCGGCCACGGCCAGGACGAACGCCAGCAGCGAGGCTACGGTCTTGCCGGAGCGCACCGCACCATGCCACAGGCAGATACGGGCGGTGGCCTGCGCGATGCTGCGGAGCTGCTTACGGGACAGCGGCAGGGAGTCGAGCACAGGCTCACCCCCTAGTGTCGTTCCCCTCGTCCGTCTCGGCCTGGTCGGCGTCGACGAAGGCGGCGTGCAGGCCGCGGGCAAGGTCGGTGAGCATGGAACGGACCTCGCCGGTACCGGTGCCGGCGTCGATCTCGACGAGCCGCGCGGCGCTCGTCAGGTATGAGCTGATGGCCTGGGAGTGGTGGCGCTCATCCTGGGCGGGTGGCTCGTCGGAGACCAGCCGGATGGGCCGGCCGGTGGGCAGCAGCTCAACGCGCACGTACTCGGTGGCCTCGACCCGGGTGAGGTTGGCGGACGCACGGGCGTAAAGGCGGGCGACCAGGGCCCGGCGCTGCTCGGCGAGGTCGAGCTGCCGCGCCGCGGTGGCCGGAGCGACCCGCGCCCCGCCCTCGAACCGCAGCCCCTCATCGCGGGCGATCTTCGACACGGTCGAACTGCTGCGCCCGATTTCGCGGGCGATGGCGTTGCGGGACTTGCCCTTGGCGTGCAGACGGCGGACCTGGTCCCGCTCGGCGTCGCTGATCGGTTCGCGCATGGCTCACCTCCCGGCGCCCTGGCTGCGGACATGGCGGCGCCCCGCAGCACGGGGGATAGCAGCGGGGCGCCGAGTGTGGAGGTTTTCGGGCACGCCGAAGACGGGCCCCACTTTAGGTCACAGAGTGATAACGGCGCAAGTGGCTAGCAAAGGTCGCCCTCGCATACACAGTGTGGATGACTGTTCTTCCGAACGACACCGTCGTGCGCGGGGATGATCCCACTTGCCTGGCGTACACGGCGTGTATGCCTTCTCGCTGAGACGCTTCGCCTACACGGGAAGACGCCCCTTCCCGACACGGAAAAATATACCTTCCGCGCACACAAGCATTAATCGCGAGCTAGGGTGCACACACGGTGTGTACGGCAGCGGCAAACATTGCCGCTGCCGTACAACAAGCGCCGACTCGTCCCGTGGGCTCTGGCCAACGGGAAGGGGCCGCAGTGCAGGCACACTGCGACCCCAAGGCGACCGCTCACGCGGTCAGGTGAAGCGGATAGGGTCCGTGGTTTCCCTCAGTGCTTGAACAGCTCGATTCCGATGCGGACGAGACTGGCCAGGAACGTTAAGAGGGGCCACGGGCCCGATCCCTGTGGAGATGATCGCCGGTGCCTCACATTGCCTCCGATTGATCGAAACGGGTGCCGGAGGCTGCGTGCAGTGTGACAGCGAGTCACCTACGTGGCCGACAATACGGGGTGCTGAGGCGGCCTGTTTGTGATTCCCCTGAATCTGCGGACAGCTGGAAGCTGCACGCTGGCGAGGCTGGGCGGCGGCATGAGACAAGATCCGTGGTACGTCGGCCACTTGCTGGTCTTCTTTACATGTCAGCGACAACCGTGCGTCTGGGGCCGGTAGTCACACCGTTCTATCTGCGAGACCACCTGTCGGCGAGCAGGCCCCGACCACGGACTGAACGAACTCGGCGCACAGTCACGGCTGTTTGGTCCATGCTCGACACCATGCCCAACCCCTTAGAGCGTCCGCAGCCACAAGGACGCCACACGCCACACCTGAGGTCTGTGTGGATCGTCGCCCCCATCGCCCTCGCCGTCGTGGGGGTGCTCGCCTTCGGCCTCTTCCAAGGAGCGGACGCGCTGCTCACCGCGGAGAATCGGACGGGGAAGCCGGTCGACGTCAACAACGTCATCAAGACCACCGCCACGGTTCTCACTCTCATCGGCGCCGTCCTCACTGGCGTCTACGCCTACCGCAAACAACTCCTCACGGAGGGCGACTCACACCGGGCGGACGCGAGCCAACTCGCCGACCGATACTCCACCGCAGCGGAGCAGATGGGCCACGAGCAGGCCGCAGTTCGTCTCGCCGGCGTGTACGCGATGGCACGGCTAGCGGATGACTGGCCGGAGCAGCGGCAGGTGTGCATCGACGTGCTGTGCGCGTACCTGCGCATGCCCTACGAGACCGACCCCACCGCAACCGGCTTCAAGGCAGGCGAGCGGGAGGTTCGGCTCACCATCATCCGCAGCATCCGCGACCACCTCCAAGATCCAATGGCACCGACGACGTGGTGCGGACGCAGCCTGGACTTCACCGGGGCCACCTTCGACGGCGGAGACTTCCAGGGCGCAGAGTTCACCGGCAGTACGGTTATCTTCCACCGCGCGCGGTTCACCGGCGGCATAGTCTCCTTCGAGGGCGCGGAGTTCGCCGGTGGCGTGGTCTCCTTTTCTTGCGCGTTGTTCACCGGCGGCGAGGTCTTCTTCACTGACGCGTTGTTCACCGGCGGCGAGGTCCCCTTCAGTAGTGCGAAGTTCACAGGCGGCATAGTCTCCTTCAGTAGTGCGGAGTTCACCGGCGGCGAGGTCTCCTTCTTTGGCGCGGATTTCACCGGCGGCGGCACAGTCTCCTTCTCTGACGCGTTGTTCAACGGCAGCGTGGTCTCGTTCTCTCGCGCGGGGTTCACCGGCGGCATGGTCTCCTTCAGTAGTGCGAAGTTCGTCCGCGGTGAGGTTTCTTTCAGTCGCGCGGGGTTCACCGACGGCTTGGTCTCCTTCCCTGACGCGTTGTTCATCGGCGGCATGGTCTCCTTCCTCCGCGCGCGGTTCATCGGCGGCGCGGTCTCCTTCCAAGACGTGGGGTTCATCGGCGGTGCGGTCTCCTTCAGTGGTGCGGAGTTCACCGGCGGCGAGGTCACCTTCGACGGCGTGCACGTCGAGAGTGCGGCCAACGTCGATTGGGGGCCGTTCTCAGCGATTTCGTAGAGACCGGAAGTTCGGCAATACCAGGTGTAACGGCATACGCGACACCGTGTGCGGCTGGAAGTTCGGCCAGAGCCGCGAACGAGAGCCGAAAGGCGCAGTCCCAGATGCGCGAGCACCCGTCACGCGGCCATGGGGGGTGCCTGCCCCCGCTGCTCCGCCGCATCGAGCGCGGCCACCAGGGCGAGCAGGTCGTGCCACTTCCACACACGCCGGTGCGCGAGGGTGACCGGCACGGGAGCGGGGCAGTGGGGGCCCGCGCTGCACGTGACGCTCGGGGGTCCGTCGGGGGAGGTGTGCAGGGTGAGTTCACCGCCGCACCAGGGGCACGGCCGGTTGGGCACCGGGGTGGCGCGGTGATCTAGCTGGAGCGTGCGCAGCAGGCGGCCGGCGCACTGATGGGCAACGTGGGCAGCCTCGCTCAGAAGGTGCTCGGGCAGGGGTGCGAACGGGGCCGACGCGAGGGTGTCGTCGTCGAGCGGTTCGGGTTCGGTGTCCTCGTCGAGCACCCGGCCCTCGACGTAGGCCGCGGCCCAGTGCAGGCCGTGCGTGCGGCTGCCGGGGTCGGTGGGGCTGCGGAACGTCCAGCGGCGTGGGTCGTCGAGGTCGGCGTGCTGGACGGTGGCGGCGAGGGTGTCGGCGAGGTCGAACAGGGCGCGCTCGATGGCGAGGCCGGTGTCGAGGGCGTCGACGTTCAGCGGGGCGGGGTGCTCGCGCAGCACGAGCGGCGCCCGGTCCTCGGTGATGAGCTGCTCGTCGTCGACAGCGCGCAGTGTGTGCGCGAGCTGTCGCGGTGGCCACGCGTCGGCCGGTGGGGTCTCGATGGCGAGGAGCAACTCGCCCCAGTGGTTCCGAATGGTGGCGAGGTTGGCGGCGGCGCGAACGGCTACGGGGTTGTGCATGGTTCATCCCTCCTGGGACTGGATTGCTCGGCGGCGTTGGCGCACCGCTCGGCCTCGATGAGGGCCCGCAGGTGCTCGGCCTCGGCCGGGGCGTGACGGGCGTAGCGGGTGAGCAGCACATCGATCTGCGCGCGGCGTTCGCCGCAAGAGCTGGCGGTCATCGGCGCACCGCCGAAAGGTGCGGAGTCTCGTACGACGCGATCAGGTCCCCATCGGCGACGCGCACCTCGGCGTCGGCGGCCGGCCGGTCGACGCGGTGCAGCTCATCGCGCACGATGTCGACCATGTGCGCGACGTCGAGCAGGGGAGCGGGCAGGGGCAAGGTGTGTTCGGTTCGGGTCATGTGGACCGTGCGGCGGGTCGGGACGATCACGGGGGTGGTCCTCCGGGGTGTCGAGGTGGGTCGGGTGAGGGCGGGCCGGGCCGTCCCCCGCGCGCACGGGGGCGGGTTCGACCGGTCGCGGTGGCGGGCGCCTGCTGGGAAGTTCATGTAAATCCCTCGTAGCTGGGTGCGTTCGCGATACCGTCAGTGGCGGTGCCGCTAGCTCAGTTGGTTAGAGCAGCTGACTTTTAATCAGCGGGTCCGGGGTTCGAGTCCCTGGCGGCGCCCTTGATGGTGATGGCCCTGCCGAATGGTGGGGCCATCGCTCTTCTCGCTCCCCGTGTGCCAGGCATTAGAACGGCGGCTCTGCGGTGTATGTGGTGGCTTGTGGGGTCTGAGTTGCCCAGGGGTCTGCGGCGGGCTGCTGCGGCTGCTGAGAGGTCCTGTGGTGGCCTGCCTTGGTGACGGTGGCGCTCTTGAGGCTGGGGCCGACTTCGTCGACATCCAGCTCGAACACGGTCCGCTTTACGCCCTCACGGTCTTCGTAGGTGCGCTGCTTGAGCCGGCCGGTGACGATGACGCGCATGCCGCGGGTGAGGGATTCGGCGGCGTTCTCGGCGGCCTGGCGCCACACGGAGCAGGTCAGGAACAGGCTCTCGCCGTCCTTCCACTCGTTCGCCTGGCGGTCGAAGGTGCGGGGAGTGGACGCGACACGGAACTTGGCGACGGCGGCGCCGGCGGTGGTGAACCGCAGCTCGGGGTCGTCGACGAGGTTCCCGACGAGGGTGATCGTGGTCTCTCCGGCCATGGCAGTACCTCTTTCGTGAACGGTAACTATCGATCGCGAATGAATGATAGCGCCTGGGGGCGCCCCTTGACGTGCAGTTTTGGGCGCCCCTGCCGGGCTACGCGGCCCGATGCGCGGTGATGGTGAGGCCGTGCTCGGCGAGGGCAGTGAGTAGGCGCTCGGCGGCCTCGATGGCGGCTGGGGCGACGGGGTGCTCGCGTCCGTCGTATGTGTCCGGGTGCAGGTCGTACAGTTCCCCGGCCAGCAGGGCAATCACGGCACGGGCGGTCATCGGATGCCCCGGCCGACAACGACGTGTGCGGCGGCGAGGCGGCCCGAGGCACGGCGGGGGACGGGTGGGGCCTGCATGAGTCGGGTGTGCCGGTTGTGCTCGGCCTGGTTGTGTTCGGTGAGCAGGTTGTCGACGAACTGGGCGGTGCGTGCGGCGAGTTCGGCCTCAATGGCGGCCCGGCGGGCGGCGGCTTCCCTCTCGGCGAGCAGAGCCGGACCGTCGAACGTACGGGCGTGCTGCCACTGGTGGCCCTTGGCACGCTCGATCACCACCAGGGCGCCATCCTCCGCCCACTTACGGGCTTTGGCGTAGACGTGCCGGCGGTCGGAGGTGCGGAACGTGACCTCGGCGGGCCGAGCTGGCCATGTGGCGGTGAGCCGGTAGGTGGGGCGGTTATGGGTGCTGTCGTGGTGGCGGGTCATGCGGCGACTCCCTGCTGATGGGCGGCGAGTTCGGCTCTGCTGTCGTGCGGTGTGGTCTTGGTGCGGCGGCCTTTGCCGTTGGGGCGCCATCCGCCGCGGCACGGCTGTTCCTTCTCGGCGTGGCACCAGGGGCAGGGCACCGACAGGGGGTCGGGCTGGCCTGCGGCGACGGTGGCCTCGCGGCGGGCCTTGGTGGGCCGGTAGGCGGCGAGTTGCTGTCGGGCAGCCGGCGGTATCGGGCTGCCGATCGCGGCGAGGCGGTCGGCGACCTCGGGGGCGGGCCCGCCGGTGAGCATGCGTTGTTCGACGGGCGCGGCGCGTCCCGTGGCGACCGCAGTACGGCCGGCGCGCAGCGCGGAGAGGTAGCCGGCGACGTCGTCGGGGTCGACGCGCGGGGCGGGGTCGGTGTGCCGTTGCATCAGGGCCGAGCGGTGCGGCGCCCATGCGGCGAGGACGTCGTGCGGCTCGATAGCCCGGAATCGGGCGCTGTTGTCGCCACCGCGCTGCTCGTAGTACCCCCGGACGGCGCGGCCGATGTCCCACGAACCGTCGGACACGGCGGCGGGGACTTCGGCGAGGGCCTCGGTCCATCGGGCGATGGTGCGCTCGGCGAGGTGTTCGTCGGCGAGCTGCCGGTCGATCCGGCCGTCGACGAGGCCGATCCGGTCGAGTAGGGCGGCGATTTCACGGGGCTGCATCAGGCGTTCTCCCGGTTCTCAAGGTTGTTCAGGGCGGCGAGCAAGTTCTGACGGGTTGAGGTGGGGGCGGTGGTCCGTGGTCCGCGGAAGGGAACGACGTTGGCGCAGGCCGCGGGCGGCGCGGCGGGGGTGCGGTCGAGGTCGGACCAGACCTTGAGCCAGTAGCGGGCGCTTTTGGGCGCGTCACCTGGGGCGGCGCGGTGCGTGGCGAGGGCGACCAGGGCGGCGACGCCATGCCGCTTGATGAGCAGGTGCGCGTCGCGCTGTTCGCCGAGGCCGAGCGTCCACCTGACCTCGACTCCGGCGGCGTCTAGGGCGTCGGCGAGGGGGCGCAGTTGCTCGACTACCGGTGACGCCCCCGCGCGCAGCTGCTGCTGTTCTTCTTGGTGATTGCGTTCATATGCGTTCTGGGGTCCGGATTCCGGACCGGTGGGGGTCCGGTTTTCGTACCCCTGGGGTCCGGAATCTGTACCCCCGGGGGTCCGGCTTTCGGACCGGTCCGGATTCCGTACCGGTCCGGATTTCGGACCGCCATAAGGGGCCGAATCGGACTCGGCGCGGCGGTGCCCGACGGCGAGCGGGAGCCGGTACACGGTCTCTCGGCGCGGGCCCGTTGCGCCCTCGACGACTTCCAACTCGCCAGATTCGAGCAGCTTGTCGACGGCGGTCACGACGGACGAGCGGGCCGCGTTCGTCCGCTGCACGAGCATGGTCGTGCCCGCGTACGCGGTGCAGTCGGGGCCGGGGCACTTGTCGGCGATGGCGAGCAGCACCATGCGCGCCGTTCCCTTGGCGGCGGACCGGGTCCATACCCAATCCATGGTGTCGAGGCTCAACGCGCCTTCCTTACATGCGGGTTGACGGGGGTTTGAGGGCGGCAGGGGAATGCAGGGAGCAGCGGTGACCGATGACGTACCGGCGGGTGCCCGGGGCGCCGCAGTAACGGCGCTCCGAGCCGTCCCAGTGGCCGCACTTCATACGGCGTCATCTGCTGTGCCGGGGGCGAGAATGGGCAGCACCAGGGGCGCCAACACGCCCGAACGCCACGCCTCGCCGACGAGGTCTTTGCCGCCCTTGGCGAACCGCACGGAGTGCGAGCGGCGCCGCGTGGGACGGATCTCCACCCTGGGCACCTTGTGCACCTCGCCCGAGGCCGGGTCGACGATCTGCGGCGCGCCGGCGGCGGTCATCTCGCCGAGCATCCGCTCGACGAACGCTGCCCGCATCTCCTTGACGATCCGCGTTACGCGCTCGGTCGGGAACGCCGTTCGGGCCCAGGCCGTGAACGCCTGCTCGTCGACGATCTGCGCGGCCGGCTCCCCGCCCGTGAGCGAGATCGTGCCCACCTTTGTGCCGTCCGGCAGCGCGGCGGCGAACTGCCTTGCCCCGGTGGCCTCCTGGGCGGCGTCGAGGTGATACTGCACCTCCGTGCGAGCCTCTTCGTACGCGGCCTTCACCTCGTCGAGAAGGGCTTTCAGCACTGCCTCACGGGTGGTCGCCGCTTTGATGTCCTCCGCGGTCACCGGTCCCCCTCGACAACCTCGCGCAGGTCGGCAACCTGGGCGCGCAACTGCTCCGCGGTGGCGAAGACAGCCGGGCAGCCGTGCGCCGACTCGAACGCCTCGTCGGCCTCCTCGACGTCGAGGCCGGCAGCCTGCGCAGCGTCGTACATCTCAGCCCGAGCGGCAGCGGTGTCCGCGGCTATTTGCGCGTCGCTCACCGGCTCGACCTCGACGACGTCCTCGACGTCCTCGACCGGCGGCTGCTCGGCCGCCTTGGCACCAGGCTTGTTCCGGCCGACGGCGGCGACGCGGTCGAGGTACTCCTGCGGCGCCCCCGCGGCCTTGGCCTGCGCCCACACCGCGCGCACCCCGTCGGCGTCCGCGCAGTCCTCGGCCAGGGCGAGAAAGTCGGGCCGGTCGACGTCCTGCGGAGGCTGCTCGCCGGTGTCCCGCTGGATCTCCCCGGCGAGGTACACCGGGTTTCCCTCCTGGTCGACCACGGCCCCGAGTTCCTCGGGGGTGTAGTGAATGCCGAACAACGCCTCTTCGCAGGCGTCCCGGGCGACAGCGGACAGCGCGCGGGCCTTGAGCATCGCGGCCGGGTACTTCTTCCACACGTCCTTGCCGAGCAGACCAGCGCGGCGCGCGTCCTCGATGGTGAACTGAACCTCAAACGTCCAGTCGGGGTCATCGCTGCGGATGATCTGTGCGACGGCGGCCGTGGCGTCGCCCTTGATGCGCAACCGGTGCCCGGCGCGTCGGACAAGGGCGGAGATCAGGGCCGAGGATGCGCTCGGCTTGCCCTCGATGACGTGCACGCCGGTGATGGCGACCATGGGGTGCAGGCCGAGGGATTCGGCGTACTCGACCGCATAGAGCAGGTTGGCCGGCTGCCCGCGGAACTGGCGGGGGAGCAGACCGGACGCGGCGAATGCGCGGCAGTAGTCGAGCTTGGACTCAACCGACATGCGGGGCATGGCGGGGGCGGCGACGTGCTGCTGCGGGTGGTGGTCGGCGAGGGTGACGACGGTCATGGGCGATTCCTTCGGGTGTGGCGAGGCTGGCGGCGTCAGGCTGCGGCAGGCAGGGATGCCGCGCGGGTGCGGTCCGTGGCGGCGGCCTGCCGACGCAGGCGGCGCAAGATGAGTTCGATCTCGTCGGCGGTGTGGGCGCTGCCGACGGCGGCGGCCTCGGCCGCGGCGCGTATGGGCATGGAGTCACGGCGAGCGCGGGCCCGATCCAGCACGGCGCGGGCGGCGGCGAACGCCTCTTCCTTGGGGGTAATCACGCCGCCTCCCCGGTGAAGATCGCGGCAGCGGTGACGCCGTAGGCCCGCTCGATGGCGGCGAGGCCCTCGGGGCTGGGTGCGTGGCGCCCGGTCACCCATCGGTACGCGGAGACGTAGGGGACACCGAGGCGGCGCGCAATGTCGGCGCTGGTGTGGTCGCCGTGCGCATGGGCGGCGGCAATCAGATGGGCAGGCGTGTAGACCATGAACGAACGACCTTTCGTGAGTGCGATCTATCGATCATGGTTGGAACGTAACACCTATCGATCACGAGTGGAAGTTGGATTGATCAAGGCCCGCTGTCAGTGGTGGGAGGTAACGTCAGATGGGTGGATGGGCATGTAAATCACGCAACGTGCCCTTATCCGCTTGTATCTAACGCAGTGTCCACGTGTACGATCGATCACCAGGGGTGTTCGTCACTCTGGGTGCGTCAAGAGGGGGTCAAAGTCATGCTCAAAAATCGTCGTCGATGCGTTAGCGATCGCTCGTGCGCGGTACATTGCAAGCATGAAACCCCATGCCCGTCTCCCACAGCCCGGTGGAGCGCTCACCGTTGGTCGGTGGCTCCATGACGAATTGCAGCGTCGCGGATACAACCTCTCGCAGAGGGGAGGCGGCCGGCGAGCCTTTGCCGACGAATCAGGCATCCCGCAAGCGACCGTCTCGCGCTTGTTGCGGGACGACGGCGGAGCCGACCCTGCCACTCTCGGCAAGGTCGCTCAGGCGCTCAACGTCCCTCTAACCCCGCTTCTGGTACTGGCCGGCATCATCCCCGAGGCCGAAGTCGAACGGCCCACGTCGATCAGTACCGACGAAGCGCTCGCGGCGCTCGGCATCACCAGGCCGGCACACAAAGCCGCGGTTATGTCCATGGTGAACGCGCTCCTCGACGAAGCATCCGAGAGAGGCGACGCCAGTAAGTAACAAGGAAGAACATGTCCCGACGCACCCTGCACACCGCCGTGTACGCCCTCGCGGCCGTCGTCGTCGCTGCCCTCACTCTGCTTGGCGAAGGACTTCTTCACTCCGAGCACGCCGCACCAATCTACGCCGGCGGCATCACTACCCTGATTGCCGTCCCGTGCCTGCTCATCAGCATGTGGCGAATGGCCCTCCGCAAAGTCGAAACCGAGGCCGAACGCCACGCCAAGGCCGGCTACTTCCAGTGTTACGAGGACGTACGGGAAGGGCGAGTGCAGCCAGGCGCCATCCCCGCTAAGCGGTAGCAGTACCGCTGATCATTACCTGCACCGTGCACACCGCCCACAAAGTCACTGCCGACGACTCGCCGACGCCGTCTACCCCGGATACGTCCGCGCCCTCGACCACGTCGCGCGCGGCCTGCTCGACGCTTCCACCCCGCCCGACACCGGGCGCCGAGTGGTCGCCGAGCACGTCGCGGGCAACGTGATCACACTGCGCCCACGTCAGCAGTAACCGATCGAACGGAAGGCACAGTGACACTGGACCTACCCGCAGCATTCCGCGGCTCGCCGATCGACGAGGACGGCGAACCGTGGCTCGGATACATACGCGTGAGTACGTGGAAAGAAGAAAAAATCAGCCCCGAACTTCAACGCACAGCCATCGAGGCTTGGGCCACGCGCACAAGGAAGAGAATTGTTGGCTGGATTGAAGACCTCGACGCAACCGGTCGAAACTTCAAACGCAAGATCGTCAACGGCATAACCCGTGTAGAGCGACGCGAAGCAATCGGTATCGCATGCTGGAAGTACAGCCGCTTCGGGCGCACACGTGACGGCGTAGCCGTCAACCTCAAACGCCTAGAAGACGCTGGCGGACAACTCGCCTCAGCCACAGAAGAAGTAGACGCGCGCACCGCCACCGGCCGACTGCAACGCGGCATCCTCTTCGAGTTCGCCGCCTACGAATCCGACGTTCGCGGCGAACAATGGCGCGAGACACACGACCACCGCCGCAACAAGCTCCACCTACCCGCCACAGGCAGACCGCGCTTCGGCTATATCTGGCACCCGCGCAGACTGCCAGACCCAGAACGACCCGGGTGCTGGATACTCCAAGAAGAGCGGTACGAAGCAAACCCACACACCGGCCCCGTCATGGCCGACCGATTCCGCCAATTCGTCGACGGCGACGCGTTCTACGCCCTTGTCGGCGAACTCAACGCAGGCGGACACCGCACCACGCGCGGCGGCCTGTGGACGGAACAGACCCTCATCCGATACATGGATTCGGGATTCTGCGCCGGCCTGCTCCGCGTTCACAACCCCGAATGCAACACCTGCAACCCAGAAAAGCGAGGTCACTGCCCAAACACCATCTTCATCCCCGGCGCCCAAGAGGAACTCGTCGGCGCCGAACTGTGGCAGACGTACCTCGAACGCCGGGCCGAACGCCGCGCAACCCCACCCCGCGCCCGCCGGGCAACGTACGAAGGCAGCGGCCTCATGCGACACGAAAGTTGCCGCGGAACGCTCGTCCCCAACAACGCGCAACGCCTCGTAGACGGCCAGATGACCAAGATACGCGGATACGCGTATCGATGCGGCCGACGTGCGACCACTGGCCCCTTGGGCTGCGAAGGTGTCTGGGCAACACGTCATGAGGTGGAGGGAGAAGTCTTCAAATGGCTTGAGCGAGAAGCGGCCAGCGGAATTGACGCGGCCCCCAGCACTCCCGAAGACCAAGCGGCACCCCGCAATCAACGGGCCGCTGCTGCGCGTGACCGCGCGAGGCTCGAAGCAGAGGCAGACAAGCTGTCCACAGCCCTCACCAACCTCCGCATTGACCGAGCCGCCAACCCAGACGACTACAAACCCGGAGAGTATGAGGCCGCACGCGACAAGATCCGCCGCAAGCAGGAAGCTACGACAGCAGCCATGGAACGGCTGGCCGTCGTTGAAAGCACACCCCACCGCAGCGACTACGCACAGCTGATCATTGGCACTGCTGCGGAATGGCGGACGCTCGAAGCGCGGGAGCGCAACGGCATGCTCCGACAGCTTGCCCGCCGCGTAGTCGTCGACCGCCAGGACGGAAACATAACCGTGACCGTGCATCCCATATGGGAGCCGGATCCCTGGGAGGTGGAACAGAGCGACGTACGCGCCGGGTAG